TCAACGTGCCTGCTCCGGCCGGCGCGAAGACGCAGAAGCCTGCTCCTGGAGCCACGCCGTCTCCTGCCGGCAAGCCCGCCCCGAAGAAGCCCGGGGAGGAGAAGAAGGACCAGCAGCCTGGCGGCGGTTCTCCTGCCAAGCCGGCCAAGCCCGCAACGCCGGCTCCTGCAACCACGCCGGCGCCGGATACTTCGCCTGCGCCGCCGATCTCGCCGGCAGGACCGGAGGCCCAGTAAATGGAGCTCAACCCGAACGTCGAAGCAGCTATCTCCTACGCGGCCGCAGACGTCGCCCGTGCGTACAGCGACGCCTACGGACGGACCGCCGACTATGCTTCCATCCGCCGCGCTCTGGTCGGATTCATGAGCATGGCGATCGTGAAGTCGGAGCTCGGTAAGGACGACTGGATGGCCAAGACCGCAAAGGCGGAGCCGTGGTGTGTCAAGGCTGATGATCCGGGGGCTGCCGTTGACTCTGAGGTTCTGGCGCGATCCGTCAGCCGCTGGTGGGATTCTCTGGATCCCGCTGGGCAGATGAGTGCTGTCGAATTGGCCGGCTACAACAAGTCCCAGTTCATCCGCAACATCGTCCAGAAGTACCAGGGCAAGCCGGAGACAACGCTCATCACGGAGATCCCCGACCTGGCTGCCACCTACCGTGAGGAGCTCGGTGCGCCGATGAGGGAGACTCCAAAGCCGTGAGCGAGCCGATCCCGGAGCCGACTGGCACCGAGTACTACACCGGGAAGCCGCGGAAGATGGAGCACGACCGCCATGATCCGCGCTGGTGGGACGAAGACGATCAACTCGCGCCTGACGAAACGCCGGAGAGTAAGCCTGCGTTCAACGGAGAGGCGCACCAAGTAGGGAGTCGTGTGCGCTGCTCTGATCCGATTATGGATAGCGCGTTTGGTCCCGGGACCGTGATGTGGAATTGCCCTGGGGAGGACTCATACGACGTCCTCTTTGACACCGGAAGTGGCGGGATGTTCCACGGTCGTATGCTCGTCCAGTCTGAGAAAACTGTGAGGTGGTTCTATGGATCGATCCCGAAGTAGCAAATTTTCAGCATTTCACAGGGGAGCACTAGAAAGCGGCAGCTTGGCTGAGGTTGCTTACTTCATTAAGAAGGCCCAGCAGCAGCTTGAGAACGCTCGATACGCGATGGAGAACGCGGACTTCTCTTTTTCCCAGGAGATGCTTAATCCCGTGGATAACAAAATCGAAGAGATCGGCAGGCTCATCGTCGAGACGCGCCGTGCGGTAGAAGTTGCGGCCGCGCGCATGGTCGACGAATCAAACGCTCACGAAGATCGTCTCCGCGAAAAGGACATCAAGTAAAAATGGCTTTCCTCAAGCACGGCTCACCTGAAAAAATCGAAGTCATCAAGACCGCGGACACGGTGGATACCATCGTGTGCCGGGCTTGTGGCAACGTTTTGATCCGTGCTAACAACGGCGCGAAGCTGACCTTCGCCGGTCCCGGCGCCTACATCACATGCAAGTGCGGTGAGGTGACTCATGGCCTTTAAGCGCTATGCGATGAGCGTCATCAGCCTCATCGACACGAAGGGCCAGAAGCGCGTGGCCTTCGAGGACGCGACCGACAAGCGGGTTGTTTCGTTCGAGTACGATCCTGAGAACTACGTGTACTTCCGCTGCCGCGCCATCAGCGCTGATGTGCCGAACGGCAACGGCGACTTCTTCCCCACCGACGAGCTCAAGAAGGCCTACAAGTCCTTCATCGGCGTCGGGATGTACAAGGACCACGACTCCGATAGCGTCGACAAGAGCGTCGGCAAGGTTCTTTGGGCGGAGTGGGTCGACGAGGGCAAGTACGTCGAGTGCTACTGCTGCGTTGATCGCAAGCTCGACCCCGGTATGGCTCGTCGCATCGAGATGGGTCAGGCCAACACGGTCAGCATGGGCTGCATGGTCGGTGAGGCCGAGTGCAGCGTTCCTGGATGCGGCAACATCGCGCACAACCAGCTCGAGCTGTGCGAGCACATGATCCCGGGCCGCGGCATCAAGGGAAAAAAGGGCGCGGATGGAAAGATCGCGCACGAGATCAACCGGATGCTGCAGTTCACGGAACTGTCTCTCGTCACCGTGCCGGCAGATCCGACCGCTCATATTTTTGAAGTATTCGCTGGGCTTCACAACGGCACCGCAACCGTCGAACAATTCCGCGCGGCGCTTCGCGAAGAGCTCGCCGCGGCCGCAGAAAAGTTCGCACCCACCTACGTCGTCTCTCCTTCGAACACGACAGCAAATTCGAATTCCTCGTCGACGATTTCCATCACTCCGAGCATCAACATGGTGCCGGCCGTGACGGTTCCCAGCACTGCTTCCGCCGAGAAAGAGGTCGGAGCAGTAGCAAATATTCCTGATTCTACGGAGGAGCAGATGAAACTTGCCATCAGCTACGCGCCCGGAAAGAGCCTCGCCGATTCCTTTTTCGTTGCAAAGGAGAACGGCGCGGAGTTCCGCGTCGCAGCCGCGGACGTCCTTCCTCACATTGTGCAGGAAGCGATCCGCACCAATCAGCCGGGCGTCGCGAAGCCCACGCAGATCGTCGCTGATCTGGCGGAGAAGTGCCCCTCCCTCGCCGACTTCAAGAAGTGGGCGAAGAAGCGCAAGAAGAAGAACCGCAAGGCTCTCCCCCCCTTCATGGAAAAGAAAGATGACGGCGCAGAGGACAAGAAGGAAGAGGCTTCGGCTGCTGCACCCGCCGAGGCTCCTGCCGCTCCGATGGCTGCTGGTCCCGCCGATATCGGCAACAGCGTCATGGATCCCGCTCCCGACGCCGGCTCTGCTGTTCCTGAGGTTCCTTCCGCTGAGGACAACCAGGTGAGCGACGCCCCTGGCCTCGAGGATCTCACTCGCGACGAGATCCAGCAGACGATCGAGTTCCTCTCCCGCAAGCTGGAGACCCTGCAGACCAGCCTGAAGGGATCCCCCAAGAAGGCCGTCAACACCCAGAAGGATCTCAAGGTCAACAAGGAGATGGGTGAGTCGGTCAACGAGCACGGTTCCTACAGCCCCGCCAAGGAGCCTGCCGCCACCTCTGAGGTCATCAGCGCCTCTGAGCCGTCTGAGCACCGCGCTCCGGGCAAGTCCGACGGGAAGGCTTCGCCTGCTCCGTCGCCCATGAAGCCGGGCTCGATGAAGTCTGAAGAGCCGAAGGGCTACCGCACCGAAGGCCCGAAGTCCAACGATCTCGGCGGATACGCGCCGGCGAAGATCAAGGCCGGCCAGGAGAAGACGATGCAGAAGACCGCCGCCGAGGCCAAGGAACCCCTCTGGAGCATGAACTCCAAGGAGCTCGAGGCCAAGCCGAAGATGTCCAAGCCGGCTCAGGCCGCTCCGCCGGCCGACGACGTTTCCTGGGATTCCAAGGAGATGGCGTCTGAGCAGGTCAAGCACGAGTCGGGCTCCCACTCCAGCAAGGTCAAGCAGTTCTTCGGTCGCTTGCCCTCGAAGAGCACCACTGAGCCGCCCCGCGCCCTGGACCTCAAGAGCAACAAGGACCCGGAGAAGGAGGCCCTCAAGAAGCGCGCCGAGGAGGCCGAAGCTGAGTCCAAGCGCCTGAAGGAGAAGGAGAACCTCCAGCATGTCGCGGACAAGATCTACGAGATCGTCAAGGCTCTCCGCGAGAAGAACGTTCTGACGGCCGACAAGGAAGACGAGGTCGTGAAGCTACTCGCCACCTCCTTCAAGGAGCTCGCTCATCTGGACACCGTACTCGGCCTGGCGCAGCGGCTTGCTGCCACGGAGCCGTCGCAGGAAACGCCTGAGGCCGGCGCCCCTGAGGTTGGGAGCGTCGTTCCGCAGGTCTTCGAGACTGTCAACCAGTCCGAAGACGCCATCAGCACGATGGCGCGAATCTGGAATCTTTAAGCCCACAACGGGAGGATAGTCAATGGCCATCGAATCTGCTTCGTTCATCACCCTCGAGGACGGCACCCGCAAGAAGAAGTCGGGTACGCTCATCACTGAGGGCCAGGCCGTCAAGATCGACGCGAACGGCGAGCTCGCTCCGGCGACCGCTGCTGCCAAGGTCTACGGTATCGCCAAGACCGACTCGAACGCGTTCCGCGACTTTGCGGTAGGCGAGTTCGGCGCGTTCGGCACGGGTCAGCTCACGGTCGTGGTGAAGGGCATTCTGCTTCTCTCGCAGAGCGTCTACAACCAGGTCGAAGTTGACCAGAACACCACGACTTCCGCTGCGCCGACGACCATCAAGGTCTTCGACGACGCTCAGGTCTACACCCCCGGTGAGGCGCTGTACGTCGACGCCGGCGGTCTCATCACGAACCAGACGGGCGGCGGCAAGGCCTCCCTTCTCGGTAAGTGCCTGCGCACCCCGCTCCAGACCGGCGGGATGCTCGAGATCGAAGTCGATGCCCCGGCAGCGTCTGCCGCGGCTGAGCTCGCTTAATAGCGGCTCGAACTGAAAAGGAGGATTTGCCAAATGCAGCTTAACAACAGGCAGAAGGACCAGCTGATCGAAAACATCCTCAAGCTGGTCTCGAAGAACGGCGGCGGCGCGATGGGCGCCGGCGCTCTCAAGCGGACCGCGTCCGCTGTCGAAGTGGGCACCGTCGACCCGAAGGCCAAGGAGGATCTCTTCAACTTCCTCTTCACCGGCCCGAACGGTCTCAAGCGCGTGGCCTACGCCATGCAGGCTCCCCTCAAGGAACTGCTGGACTATCACGGTCTCGGCCGCCGCCTGCTGAAGGTGGATCCGATCCCGCAGGGAGAGTTCCCGATCTACGACAAGGACATCAAGGAGTTCGCCTCCGTCCGCGTCGCTGCTTGGGGCACTCCTCCGATGGTGGAGAGCCGCGTCAAGAGGATCCAGTTCCCGACGATGCAGCTCGCCCGCAACGCGCGCGTGGCGTACGAAGAGATCCAGGTTCGCCGCTACCCGATCTTCGACCGCGCGAAGGAGCGCGTCGCCATCTCCATGGCGATCGCTGAGGACCGCGAGGTCTTCAACCTCCTCAACGTGGCGTCGGTCGTTGGACCGAACCCGGCCGTCAAGATGGCCGCGGGGCCGTTCCTGTCCCGCTCCGTCCTGGCCGAGGCCTACGGCGTTCTCGCCGGCAACCAGCTGCAGCCCGCGCAGGTCGTTCTGCATCCCTCGCGCTACGCTGACATGCTGAAGTACACCGCCGACGAGGTCGACCAGGTCACGCTGAACACCACGACCGAGACCGGTTCCATCGGCGTGTTCATGGGGCTCCAGCTGCTCGTCAGCACCAAGCTCCCCGACCCGAACGTCGCGTTCATGACGACCACCCCCGACAAGCTCGGCCGCATTCCGCTGCGCAAGGAGCTCGAGGTCAAGGTGTTCGACAACGCCCCGAAGACCAGCTTCAACATCGTCGGCTGGGAGATCATCGGCTTCGGTATCCACAACGCGTACGGCGCCGTCCGGCTCGAGCCTTAATCGATCCGCTTCAACTGGTCACCCGGGGGGAGGGCAACCTCCCCCTGGGCCCAGTCTTGATCTGACGTAACCCTCGGAGGAACTATGAAATTCAAGAACACCGTAAAAGCGTTCGTACCTGTCGGCTCCCGCGAGTCCATTCCCCCCTTCGGTCTGAGCCGAGACTTCACCGCCGACGAAGTCGCAAAGTCCGCGGAAATCCGCCACGCTCAGGAGAAAGGCTACCTCATTCCCTGGGACGGCAAAGCCCCTCTCCCTGCCGCTGAGCCGCCCAAGAAGGCCCTCTACTTCAACGAGGATCCGGGTGACGCCGGCGCGACCGTTCGCAAGAAGACCGCCACGGGCAAGATTGTCGAGTACATCTCGGCCACCGAGGTCGGCGTCGATGATGTGCAGACTCTCGACCAGGCCGATGGCGTCGTCGCTTCCATCGACGGCAAGCCCCCGCTCGAGTACATCGAGAAGGGCGTGGATGCCTCAAAGCCCGTCTGGAAGAATGCCTCTGACGCCTTCGAGGCTGAGCTCCAGAGCGATACCACCCAGAACGTCGAGTTCGACGACGATGACACCATCACGGAGCAGGAAGACGACCGTGAGGAAGCCCTCGACGTCGACCACGCCATCGAGCAGGACGCCTCGCAGTTTGTTCGCTCGCAGGGCAAGATGGGTGCCGAGGTGACCACTGTCCGTGAGATGGTGACCACTGAGGTCGGTGCCGCCAACGCTGCGGTCGCTCAGGCCACTGCCCCGGATCTGGACAACGGCGAGGCGGTCGACGGTGCCCGGCAGGAAGTCGCTGAGCTCCTGCAGCAGCCCTTTTCCGCCAAGAAGTGGATGATCTCGAAGACGTCCGACAGCGGCCTCCTCCAGGAGATCGCTTCCACGACCAAGTCCCAGAACGTCAAGAGCCTCGCCCAGCAGCGCTTGTCGGAGATCGACAAGGCCGCATAGGTCCATGAACCTCAACTTCAGAGTCTTTCGCCGGAACGGAAAGAACCTGATTCTCCTCTGGTCTCAGTCTCAGCTCACCGACGAGCAGCGCGAAGAGATTTCAGCGCACGTCGTGGATCCTGATGGCATGGGCGAAGGGCGGGAGCTCAAGTTCTCGAAGTTCGTCCCCGACAACCCGGAGAAGTTTGCTCCGGATGTCGGTGGGATCGTCATTGCCCATTCGGTCAACGGCTTGAACCCGTCAGAGTCGTGCACGGTTCGCGTCGTGATCGGCATGGGTGAGGACTCCATTGAGATGATCAAGGACGTGCTGCCCTACAAGCCGATCGGGGAGATCCCCAGCCGGCAGGAGCCGCACCGCAAGGTCTACCTGTACGCCATGGACTATGAGACCAAGGCCTGGGTCCCGTGGCCTTCTGATGGCGTCATCCCTGACAACATCACGATCACCGTCAAGGAGTTGTAATGGGCGTCACCCCTGGCCAGCTGGGAACCGGCACTAGCATCGGCTGGACCATCCCTAAGGAGATCGCCTCGAGGACGGACCTTGACCAGATCAAAATCTGGCGGTCTTCGGCCCAGGACTCCAACTACTCGGTCATCGACACGATCCCGGCCGGCGCCGCCGCGGGATCATTGGCCACCTCGTACCTAGACTCTGGTGACGGTAACTCCAGGGGCCAGTTCTTCCTCGTCACCTTCGTAGCCACGGCCGCCGGCTTCGAGAGCCCATTCCACATCACCTTCTTCCCGCCTCTGCCCAGCGAAGCCAAGCTGATCGAGCAGGTCAAGCGGGCCATGCCTCCGATTATCCAGGGCATGATGACGGACGAAGACTATCTGAATGGTTTGAACATGGCGTTGCAGATCTTCAACGCCTACCCGCCGGAAACCTACTTCACACTCGCTACGTTCCCTCCCTCGCACCAGTTCTTCCTCATCGGACTGGCGCAGATGCTCGCCTTGGCGAGCCGCTTCATCACGCTTTCCATCCGCGACTTCCGCTACTCCGAACCTGGCGGCGTCGTCATGGACATTGACCGCGGCTCCAAGATCAAGGATGCGATCGACATCATCACGAAGGTCTACACCCAGTACCTCCCTCTTGTCAAGCTGGACTTCGGCGTTGACAGCCCGATGGGCCTAGGCTCTGTGCCTCTGCCCCTTTCCATGGGCGGCATCGTCAACCGCGGAATTCTCAACGTGCTCGACATCTTTACCGCCGTCGGCAGATAGCCGGCGTTTTCGTGGAAAGAATGCAGTATTTCGGGGGAGCATGGGGATACTTCGTCTAGTCCGAAAGTTCCGCATTTTCTTTGCCGTCTTGTTTGCCATCGAGTACCTCCTTGGCAATCAGTTCGGCCAGAACGTGTGCCTGCTCGCCTACATGGTCACTTTGTACGTAGGCCACGACATCATGGAACGAACCTTCGTAGCCGCCTTGGAAGAGGGGGAATTGGAATATGCGAATAGAACACGTGAAGCAGTGGGCAGGCCTGATGAGCCTCAAACTGGTGCTGGAAAAAAAGATGAGCCAGAAGGTGGCCCTCGCTAGGCTTCGAGAGGCATTCAATGACAAAGAGAATCGTGTGGATGCCGTTGCCGGCCGCGCCGGAAGAGTTCTTCGTCGAGCTCAAGTCTAAGAAGGACGAAGAGAGCTTCTTTGAGTGCTTGGCCGCGGCTCGCGAGAAGGGCTGGGTCGAAATCTTCGGCATGACGGAGCAGGACCCGAAAGACATCGTCGCTCAGCTGCAAGAGCACTTCAAAGTTCTGCACATCGAGGGGGACTGACGCTATGCCAGGTTTCGGATGGGGTGAAGCACTCTACGGTCTGCTTACCCTTCTCGTTTTGCTCATTGGCGCCTACGCCAAAGCCCTCGAGAAGAAAATCGAAGCTCTCGAGGTTTTTAAGGACAAAGTCCAAGATCATTGGGAGAAGGACGCAAAGAACTATCTCTCGAAGACGGAGTTCTCCGAGTTTGCCAAGGAGCTCAAGGACTCGCTGATCCGAATCGAGAACAAGATCGAGAAGCTCAGGGAGTGACGATGGAACTTGATCCAGAGAAGGTCCTCATCCAGCAGAAGGTCGAGCGTGCGGTCAACCCGACCGACGCCGGCGGTGCCGAGTACATGCTCACCGGCTCTGCGATCGGCGAGGAAGGCATCATCCAGGTCGCCCTAGACGCCCACAACGCCGACGGCACCTGCAACGTGACCATCGCAGACGGCTACCGCACCGGCGAGTCCGTTACCGTTTCCGACCGTTTCATCACCGCATTCGGACAGGAATTCGTAGACGACGCGACGCGGAGGCTCTTCCGATGACAGCAGGATGGAACCATGGCTGGATCGTGCCCGGGCTGGCCGTTGAGGCCGCCCGCGAGAAGGCCAAGATCCGTGAGCTCCGCAAGCGCCTCGAGACGGAAGAGGACCCGGAGAAGATCACTCACATCACCAACTCCATCGACTGGCTCGAGAACCGCATGGAGAAGGACAAGGCCGCCCGTGAGGAGCGCAAGAAGAAGAAGGAAGAGAAGGCCAAGAACGCTCCGCCGGCGGCCGCGGCTCCCGTTGAAGTGGCGGCCGCGGAAGGCGACGAGGAACCTAAGGAAGAGCCGGCTGAGAAGCCTGCCGACAAGCCTGAGGCCCCTAAGCCTGACCAGAAGCCTCTCCAGGATCTCGATCAGCAGCGGGCGCCGGCGCCGGCCAATCCTACCGGAAACCCGCAGCAGAAGCCGATGCCGATGGCTGAGCTCATGCGCATCCTCGAGACGGCTTCGAAGTCCGTGACCGACGGAGGCCTCCAGCTCGAAAAGGCGGCCGGCACTTTGCGCAAGGCTCAGGCCATGGGCGGATCTACGCCGGCTGAGCGCGACATCATCAGCAAGGTCGAGGAGATGGCGAAGAAGTCCTCGGCTCTCAAGCAGGAAGCGGACCGGCTGTCTGGGGAGATAGCCGATTACCGTAATGGGTTGTCTGGCGCCTCTGCATCTTCGGAGGTGTGGACGAAGTAATTCGAACCGTGGGGGGTTGCGAAATGAAGAAAGGCGGTAAGCCTAGGATCCTTCTGTACGATTTGGAGACCAGCCCGTACATCGGTTTCACCTGGGGACCGAAGTGGGAAGCGAACATCATCGAGTTCATCGCCGAAAGGCAGATCATTTCGATCGCCTGGAAGTTCCTCGGGGAGAAGAAGGTCCACGTTAAGGCCCTTCCGGATTTCCCTGAGTACAAGACCAACCCGAAGAGCAACAAGCAGCTCATGCAGTTCATCCATGAGCTCTTCGAGGAAGCAGACATCACCGTCGGCCACAACGTCATCGACTTCGACGACAAGGTGGCCAACACCGATTTCTTGATCCACAAGCTGACTCCCCCTCCTCCGCACAAGAGGGTGGACACGCTGAAGATCCTTCGTGCTATTTTTGCGTTCGCGTCCAACAAGCTCGACGATGCCTGCGTTCGCTTGGGCATCGGGAAGAAGGTTCCGCACCCGGGCTTCAAGATGTGGCTGGGCTGCCTCAACGGTGAGGCGTGGGCTTGGGCTCTGCTCAAGAAGTATAACCGCGGAGACGTCATTCTCCTCGAGAAACTGTACCTGCGTCTCCGCCCGTGGGCTGCGCAACATCCGAGTATGATCCCGACTGACCGGGCCGTATTCGCCTGCCCTAAGTGCGAGAGCAGTCATCTCCAGGGTCGTGGTTTCATTCGAACCACCACCGGAGAGCGCCAGCGCTTCCAGTGCCAGGAGTGCGGCGCGTGGTTCACTGGGGTCTCTGTTAAGAAGGAACTCAGGATCCGGTAGAGGTGATCATGCAGCGAGCAGCCAGCGTCTGGGTTGGGCCTGAAGGTCAAGTTCGTCAGACGGGCATGCACGACGACGGGGAGACTGCGTACAACATCCTCTGGAAGGTAATGACCGACGAGCTCGGTGACGTAGATAAGTCCTATGAGCAGATGAAGGCCAAGAACCTTACGCCGGAGCGCTACCCTGCTCTCAACGTAGAGCTCCTCAAGCGTGGGTGGGTAATCATCGACGACAAGGCATGGGAGATCCCCCGCGCCATGGCAAAGGACAAAGAGGCCGTCCTCCGGGCTGAAGAGCAGGTTATGCAGTACGTTTCCAAGGGTCCGATCCTTCTCATCTATGAAGGCGCCGGCGGCGGTGTTCAGCTCGATCTTGATGACGTCGAGGAGACGGGCACGCTTTCGGATGCAATCGAGCACGCAAAGACGCGCGCCACAGCGCCGGCGACCGAGTCGAATATAACTAACTTCAACCTTGGATCGTGGGTCAGTGCTGGCCGGCGGATGATTTCCTACTTCAGATGAGGTCGACAGATAGCAAAAATGAAGAATTCTCTGAGGTAAACCCTATGCCACGGGCAAAGAAGAACGGCATGGGGCGTCCAGCTCGAGAGCTCGTTGAAGGGCGGCTGTATTCGATCGCGCTCGATGAACTGGGAACTGAGCATCTCGATGGCGTCACCGTGCTTGTAAATATGTCGGATGACATCGGCCTTGCGGATATCGGGGTGCCGGTGACTTTGACTTGGACTGCTGACGACAACGTTGAAGAGCGCGTTCTCGAAGGAGTCGTCAGGCTTTGCTCGTCGGCCATGAAAGGTGGAAAGCAGAGGGTTCTTCTGGTCGGATCTCAAGATGCAGTTGATGTTCTTGGAGCGTGTGTCCTGCGCGAGTACACCGGATGCACTGCTGGCCAAGTGTTCCCGATCATGAGAGAGGGTCATCCGAATTCTCTTCAGAAGCGTGAACTGATGGAAACCGTTTTGAAGTTCAGACCATCATGAGCGAAAAAGGCGACGTGTGCGGGTGGACGCAGGACGGTCCGGAGTGGACGCGGGTAGCCGTTGAGCCGATCGGAAGCCACGATCTTGTGGTCGAGTCGATCAGCCAGGCGATCCTCGCTAAGTACCGGTCCTACAACGCTGACCAGCACCGTGGAACTGTTCGCTCGAGCTGGCTGAAGGAGCAGGTCGACGCGTACGAGCTGCCGCGGCTTGACGAGGATGTCCGGAAGGATCTCAAGGATCTCTTCGATCTTGAAGGGATTCAGGTGGTCGAGTAATGGGCATCAAATGGTTCAGCACGCAGGCTCGAACAAAGCCGTTCAAGGGGATGTCTCCGGCCAGGAAAAAGCCGAAGGCTCCTTCTGCGCCGAAGCCTAAGTACAAGTCGCCCGCGCCGACGCAGCGTCTTCCGAAGCTACAGAAGCCGAAGGTTGACGTGCCGTTCATCGAAGCGCCGAAGCAGGTCGGGAAACTCGTTGTAGCCGACGAGAGGGATGCAAGTTCGTTCGCCTGCACTGAGATGATTCAGATCGTCGAGTCCCGCGGGCTCGAGATCGACAGGATCACCTGGAACAAGACTCATGGATCCGGTGACGATGACGGGTTGTGCGCAAGGCTCGCAAGCCGGGCCTGGCCAGATTTTGAAGCACTGTTCGCAGAGCAGGCGACGAAGCCGGATAAGTACCGCCGGCGTGACATGCGTGAGGGCTACGAGGCCGACGGCATCATCGGGGTAAGCCATCCTGGTTGCCGTTGCTACCTCAAGGTCTTCTTGGACGATGGTTCCGTTTGGAAGATAACGCCGGACGACATGAAGCCTCAGATGATCTCGGCCGCAACTAAAGTCGACGTCGTTGAGCCGAGCGTCGAGGAGTTCGAGACCGACGTGACCGAAGTGGAGCCTGGAGAGAGCGAGGAGGAGGTCTGATGAGTTCCGCCAAGAACCAGAAGGAGCCGCTCAAGGAATCCGTGGATTATCCGGATTTCGTGGCGAAGTTCGTCAAGGACCGCATCGCTGCACTCGACAAGGAAGCGACTGCTGAGCTCGTCGACTTCATCGCCCAGGATGTCGAAGGCTATCTGCTCGACGTGAAGAAGTCGCCCGAAGATCTGACGAAAGTGGAACTCGCGCACATCAACGACTTCATCCGCGAGCGGGTGGAGAACGGTCTCGGAGGACTGGCATGAAATGGCTTACTGCGGCTGATGGGCCCGTTCAGGACTGGATCCTGGTAACGGTTGATGGAATCTCCTACAGCGTGCACTCAAAGCGCGCGGAGATCCATTGCGAGGCAACGGACGCCGCAGAACTCCACCTCCTGATGACCAGCGACAAGCACCGCCGCAACTTGGCTGATCGTGCAGCCTTGGCGCAGCGCGAGGCTGGGTCCTGGTCCAGCGAGAGGCAGGACAGCTGGAACATCCACGCCGGCGGCAAGAAGCTGCGCTTTGCGTGGGATGGATCCATTCCGTCCGCGGAGAAGAAGGCGCGCGTAATCACCGCCTCCTCCCTTGAGGATATTGCCCAGCGCAAGTTCAACAAGCCCTACAGCAATCTCAATCCGCAGGAGAAGGCCCAGGTCGCTGATGAGATGCACAGTCAGCAGAACATGGCACCAGCGGCTCCCGTCCCTCCGTCGTTCGCCCCGCCGGCGGCGCCTCTCGCCCCCGGGCAGAGCGCGAAGAACATCAACTGGTTCGTGAAGGCCGATAACCCGGACTTCAAGGAAGAGGGTCCTGACGCCGAGAACCCGAAGGACCAGAAGGCCAACGACGACGAGCCGGTCAAGAAGGACGACAAGAAGACTCCTCCGTTCGGTAAGAAGGACGACAAGGACAAGGGTGACAAGAAGGACGAGAAGAAGGACGACTCCAAGAAGGAGAAGGAGCCGAAGAAGGACTCGCCCAAGAAGGATGCCCCGAAGAAGGATGGACCTTCAAAGTCCGACGAGAAGAAGGACGTCAAGATGGCCGAGGAACTCGTCAAGGAACTCGAGGATCTCATCAAGAACGAGGAGAAGGAGGGCGAAGGCGGCCCTCACCTTGAGGCGCTTCGCAACGCCCTCGAGGAGCTCAAGAAGTTTATGGGCGAGGAGAAGGACGAGCTCGACATGCCCGGCATGCCTCCGTCCGGACCTGCTGGCCCTGGCATCCCCATGAAGATCGACATGAAGCCCATGCCGCTCAAGGGACCGAATCCTGGACCTGGGATGAACATGGACGCGCCGGCGATGCCGTTCGCCTCGTGGACTGACGAGAACACCACTGGCTTCCACGAGCGGGACTCCGTCTGGCGCAAGGCCGACATGGGCATCGTCGAGAGCATCGGATTCGAGCCTGGACGCGTTGTGGCGATCGGCAACGGGAAGGTCATCGTCGACTGGGGTGATGACGAGGTGCTCTCTGAGGAGCGTCCTGAGGATCTCGTCTTGGCCACCGCGGCCAGCGGCGAGCAGGGCCTGTTCGACGAGAGTAGCACAAATCCAGAAGTTGTCGAGGAGAGCCTGGAGCAGTCTCCGGAAGAGATCAAGGCCGAAATAGAGTCTGTTCTCTCCAAGACCTCCCTAAGGGACCTCCTCAACGTGACGTCAACGTCTGACGGGTCCAACCCTAATGCCCTTGTGCACGTGGGGACCGGCATGGAAGGCGAGTACGTCGCGAAGGGATCTGACGGGCGCTTGCTGGTGAGGGTTGCCGGCGAGGAGTTCTTCGTTTGGCCCTACGAAGTCCGATTTGTCAACGCTCAGGAGGAGAAATAACACATGGCACTTTCCAAGGATCTCAGGAACATCGTCAAGGGCGTCGAGTCCAACGATGACGACGGCCAGCTCTTTGCCAGCCGCCAGGTGATGGACGCCCTGGGCGCGCTACTCGGCTGGGTCGGCAGCAACGACACGCTCATCCAGTGGGACGCGTCTGAAGGCCTCAACGGTGCGACCGGCAGCACGCTGGCTCCTGCCGCTGGCGTTCTTTCCGCTTCGGTGAAGATGAAGGTCACCAGCGCAGACAACGTCCAGAACCCGTTCCGCCAGAACGGCAAGGCCACGGTCACACTGACCGGCACGGCCACGGGCAAGACCATCAACGGCGTCGCCGGCCCGCTCGTCGTCGAGCTGGTCGACGGTGAGGCTGAGGTTCTTCTCGCCGGCACTGGCACTGGCACCATCATCGCGACGCTGTCTGCGGGTCTCCCTTCGCAGCTGAGCGCGACCGACGTTCTGACCGTCACCCTGTCTTAAAGCATCGTTAGGGGACCCCGGCCGGTGTAACAGCCGGCCGGGGGATCCGTATCTTTGACCTTAACTAGGAGAATAAAGTGAATTACATCGAAGACAAGAAGAAGTACGAGGGCGAGCTTAACGAGATCAACAAGCGCCTCCAGGTTCTTGATGATGAGAAGGCCCGCCTTGTCCGCGTCGGCGTTCGCATCGAAGGCGCTCTCGCCTACATCAACGGAGCTCTCGCTGAGCAGGCCGAGGCCGCCAAGAAGGCCGCGGCGACTGATGCTCCTGCTGCAGCTCCGGAGCCGGCCGCGGCCTAAAAGGCCGCACCATGTCCGAGCTCTTCCTACCGTCCCTACAAACGCCAGTCGTTAATGTCACGGCGGCCGAGGACCAGACCAAGTTCTCAATCTCTTGGCCTTCAGTCCCCGCCGCCGTTGGCTATTACGTTTACGCCGGCTTTGACCCGCTCCACATCAGGAGCCGAGTGTCCGGGGTGTCTGCGATCCCGGTAGGAACGACGGCGTTCTCGTTTAACGCTTCCTTCGCACCGCCTTCCCAGATCATCTACTTCTGGGTCTCCTGGGTAGACGCAAACAACAACGAGACGTTTCTCGATCAGGTGGGAAGCTACCACTACCTCAGCGCGCAGATGGGCCACTTCGTTCCGTCACCTCATTCTGCAGAATCGACGGATCTGTACTTCGCGACCGCAGAGGACGACGAGAAGTATTACTTCGAAGAGATCCGTCGACGCGCGAAGGCCGTGCTCGAGGATACTTCTGAAGAGGTCGACCTGTTCATCAGGCAGTGGCGCGGACTTCCGGAGCCTGGAACGCAGTCGGCTCTTGGTACAGATCCGAACTACCAAGGAATGACGCGTGACGACAACTCCTTCGGCACCGGCTTCTACCCGGGCTACTTCCCGGCCATCAGGCTGCGGATGCGTTTTGGAGCTCTGCCGAACTCGCTGCTGGACTTCCAGACGCCAGGTCTTCGCCCGATGCTCACGAACGAGGCGTGGACGGTCTGGGATCCACTCATGCACGAGAACGACTTGATCATCCGCCGCTCGACCGGCGTGCGCTACGTGGTCAACTCGAACGCCTTTTCGAACTACCGCGGCGTTCCTATCATCCAGCGCCTGACCTTGGACATCGTCACCCCGACGAGCCCGATCCAGAAGGTCACTGACGCCGAGGTCCGCACCCGCTGGGGCCAGGTCAATGCAGCAGATTTCGCGCGTCTTGGATTTGGCATTGCGTCTGACCAGTTCGGCGGTCCGGATTACGTGCTCTTTTAATCCCTTCGTGGGATAGCAAAAAAGGAGAACTACAGGGGAACATGTACGCCTCTGGAACTTCGACGCTGACGTCTGTACCTCCACTTCTTGAGAGAGCCAAGCTCGCCTTTGTGCTCTCCCTGAGAAGTGCGTTTGCGAGCACCTTTACGGACCCGGCGCTCAGGTACGATGATGACCAGTCGAAATCGAAGATCCGGATATACACTGCTCACCCTCTGAGGCTCGAGTACTACCCTGCCATCGTCATCAGCACCGGCGGGGGAGACGCGTCCTTCACGTACCTCATGGACGACTTTGTCGAAGAGGCACCGAAGAACGAACGAGACCAAGTTGTTTTTGCAGGACGTGTCGTTTTCACGATGGCCGTAACCATCTTGACCAATTCGACGCTGGAGCGCGAGAGGATCCTGGATCACCTGATCATCTACGTCAGGCATCTGTTTCGGGACAACCTTCACGCCTTCGGTTTGGAATACACGAAGGACATCAGGGTCGGTCCTGAGACGTTGACGGAAGTCGAGAACAAGCCGGTGTACGAGCAGGTCTTGGAAATCCCTTGTTACATGGAATACGAGGCCGCAATCGATCAAGGCGCACTCGACACGATCAGAAGGATTGACCTCAGCGTGGTACTCCCGTCGTAACGCGGACGGGGCGAATTTCAAAGGTGGAGGAAAGCAATGGCTGAACCGCTTACGAGTTTCCAGGAGCCCGGATTCTTTTCGCAGATCAAGGAGTCGCCGAGCCTTGCGCTGCTGCCCGGTTCCGTCCGCGTCGTCGGTCTCATCGGGACCGGCAAGGCCACGCGCTCTGTTCTTCAGGAGTCCTTGTCTCGTGAGGACGCCGGAACGAATCACGCTGAGCTTCTCGCCAATCCCGCCGCGTCGATCGCCAGGGTTTACTCCCTGAGCGTTTTCCAGTACCCCATCTCCAGCTACTCGACCTCTATCACTGGATCGATCGCTGAGGGTGCTGGCTACGCCATCACCGGCGAGACCCTCAAGGTCTCCGTCAACGGCGGCGCCACGCAGACCATCACGTTTACCGGCGTCAACCCGCTGTCCCTTGCGGATGTTGTCACGCAGGTCAACGCTGGTCTCACCGGCGCCAAGGCGTACGCCACGGCCGGCAACTTCCTCTGCCTCATCTCTGGAGACGGCGTTACCGGAGACGGTGGTGCGAAGATCAAGGTCCTCGACGGCACCGCCAACGCTGACCTCGGATTCGCCAGCAACGCCGTCTCGAACCAGATCAACTGGAAGGCCTCGATGGCTTCCACGGATTCCAACGTCCGCCCGCTGGACGGAGAGGATTACCTGATCGACTACGAGACCCCGAAGACCGCCGCAGACCTCAAGCCGGCGAGCTTCTTCAACCTGTCTCAGGTCTCCGCCAAATATGGGGATCCGAGCAACGACAACAAGGTCTCCCTCGGAGCTCAGGGTGCCTTCAAAGGTGGCGCCTCGGTCGTCACGATCCGTCAGCTGGACCCAGAGTACTCCAACCTTTCCGCCGAGATGGACGCCGCCCTCAAGGACCTCGAAGCCGAGCGCATCAACTACCTGGTCCCGATGGTGTCGGACTCCTCGCTGTGGGCGAAGTACCTCACCCACGTCAGCAAGATGTCGTCCAAGCTCGAGCGCAAGGAGCGCCGCGTCCTCGTCAGCATCGATGAGACGTCCGGCCGCCTGGCTCTCACCGGCGTGACCTCGTGGGACACGCTGATGGACACCTTCGTGGCAACCTCTGGCCTCGAGCCGAAGCGCGTCCAGGTTCTCAACCCTGGATACGCCAAGGTCACGGTCAAGAACGCTCAGATCATCACGGACGGCTGCTACAACGCCGCGGTCCTCGCCGGCACCATGGCGAGCCCGGCCGTCGACACCGCGACGCCCATGACCCGCAAGGCCCTGGCGTCTGTCGACAACTTGCTGGCACCGGACCTGCTCCGCAGCGAGAAGAACTTCCTCACCTCGATCGGCGTCACGGTCCTGGAGATGAAGGGAGCTCTCGCCACGGTTCGCCGATCCATCACCGCCGACTCCACCAGCATCGCCAAGCAGGAGCCTTCGATCGTCGACTCCCTGGACCAGGTGGCTTCTGAGGTTCGCGAGGCTCTCGAGAACCGCTTCACCGGCACCAAGACCGGCAAGAACACCAAGGCCGAGGTTGAGGCCGCGGCCCACACGTTCCTCGACAGGTACGTGGCTGACGAGATCATCGGAGACTTCAGAAACATCACGGCGACGCAGAACAGCGTGGAGCCGCGTCAGTTCGACATCACGGCCGAGATCCTTCCGATCTTCCCCTTCCTGTGGGGAACTCTGGATCTCACCATCGTGATCAGCTAAGTCCAGGAGGAACGCAATGGCTTTGGATCCCAAGAGACTTTCCCCGAACCGGGCCCGCTCGGTTGCAAGCATCGTCATCAAGGCGACGACTCCGGACGGCAAGCTGGTCGCGATCGGTGGCGTCAAGTCGATGGAGCGCAGGCTTGATCGCAACATGACGCGTCGCCGCGAGTTGGACAGCGATCCGCCTGGCGTGACCATCGAGGTCATCCCCGGCGCCGTCACTACGTTCGAGCTCACGATCACCCGCGCCATGCTGTACAAGGGCGCGCTGCTCGAGGGCTTCGGCATCAACGGAATTGAGGACTTGATCGAGCAGACCATCCCGCTCGAGGTCCACGAAATCCGAAACAACCTGGATGGCTCGTCCCAGACGGTCATCTACAAGGGCTGCTACTTCAAGAGCAACCCGCAGTCCATCGACCTGGACGGCGACTGGATCATCTTCCAGGCCGGCGTTCTTGAGGTGGCTTCCGCGATCGTGACGGGCAGCAAGCAGCAGGCGGACATCTCGCCTGACGTCCCCGGCGTGACGTTCAACGCCGGCGGCACTCCGCCCGCGCTTCTCTAAGACCGTCGTCGTTATCCGCACTCTGAGGTGAGAACATGGACATGAAGGATTTCAACGACCTTTTCGAGATCGGGCGCGTCACGAAAACGATCAAGATCGCTGGCCACGAGATCGTGATGCACACTCTCAACTCCAACGAGTACTCTGCCATGGCGGGGGCCTTGAAGGAAGATGACGGGGTCGGACTCAGCAAGCGCCTCGAGGCGTTGCAGCGTGAGATCGTCGCCAACGCCATCGAGACGGTTGACGGTAAGAAGCTGAACAGCGAAGAGAAGTCTGCGCTGGTCGGCATGATGCAGATCGGTCTTTCCAACATGCTGTACGACGAGTACGGCAAGATGATCGAGGAGCAGAATAAGGTTCTCGAGGACTCAAAAAAAAATTCTGCGTAGATGAAGACTGGCTGCGCGGGGTCAATGAAAGTCCTCGTTTTGAGATCGCGACCCACTTCGGACTACTGCCGACGGACGCACGCCTGTCCGAGCTCTCTCCGGCGCAAGAGTTCTGGACGTACGCCCACATCAAGCGCCGCGAGCTCCTGGCCCAGGAGCGCCTGAACGACTCCGTGCGGATGATCTGCACGTTCATCAACCCGAAGATGGCCTCCGACGTGTTCAAGGAGCGCGAGGTGTCGGATAACGACGGCTTCATGGACGACCTCAAGAAGCTCGATCCTAATTTTGATTCCAGCCAGTACGAGGACGTTCTCGAGGCGATGACGGAGTAAAATGGCCAGCGATCCAGGGAAGGGCATGCGGGACTACGGTCTCGCCGCAGAACGCGCCGCGAAAGACATCGATAAAATCGCGGAGCGGATGCGTGCGTCCCTAGAGAAAGCCCACGACAAGCTCGGCAAGGACTTCAATGCCGAAATGCGCTTCATGGTGGCCGCCTTCGGTAAGGGCACCAAGGAAATGGACGTCAGCATGGGTACCCTGCCCAAGTCCCTTGAGCGCGTATTCGGACAGATGGGTGCCATTACCACCCGCGGAACAAAGAAGTTCCTCGACCTCAAGAAGGCACTCGAGGGCGTCGGGACCTTCATGCCTAAGGCCCTTGGCGTCAACGCGTTCTCTGTCCTGCAGTCCACGATGCAGAACGCCGCCAAGATGGACGCCGAGTTCGTAGTCAAGCATGCGGCCATCGGCAAGCGCTCCGAGGAAATCGTCAAGGCCTTCACCGGCGAGGGCAACGCGGCCAAGCGAACCTTCGACATCATCCAGGCTGGGCGGCAGTACGCCCTTGCTGGTTCCATGGAGACCTATAAGCAGGAGGTCGCCCAGGCCAACAGAAACCCTGCATTAATCCTGGCGGCCAGAACCAAGCTCGCCAAGTCCGTCGTAGACCTCGACAAGCGCACCCAGCGCGAGGTTAGCAGGGCATCTCTCTCTGAGGCCGGCAAATTCGGGGCTGACGCTGCCGCTAGGCGCGTTTCGTCTGGCGCGCGGGGCATCATGGCGGGGACCGGGGATCTCAGCCTGCCGGGCCTCCTACAGCGCTCCAAGGCCGTCCAGGGGCTCGCCGCGGCCGAGAAGGACGTTGCCGAGAGGCGTAAGTCTGGAGACACTTCTGCCTCCCTGACGACTGGCCAGAAGGGCATGTCGGAGATCTTGGGGGTAGTCCAGAAGCTCGCCGCAGGCATCACCCCGATGACGGTCATGGCCCAGGTCGTCATGCAGCTCATCTCTGCCTTCGACCGTGCCAAGATGTCCGGGGCTGCCATGGCCGAGGTCGTCGGCGCCCAGGGCCCTCTGAAGGGTGCCGGCGGGGCAATGGGACTGGTCAAGAGCTCTGCTCTTGCCCTGAAGATGGAGACCAACGCCCTGATCCAGGAGATGGGGCCACTTCGCACGGTCAACGTGGATGAGCTACAGATCTCGTCCGCCAAGGCCGCTAGGACCATGGGCGGTATCGCCAGGGACGCGATCCCGGGCGTGATCTCAGGGCTATCGGCTGTCCAGGTGATGGCTCCTCTGGCCGGCATGGACGCCGCCAGCGCACTAGGGATGGTCGCCAAGGGCCAGAAGGCGTTCGGCCTGAAGAGCCAGAGCGAGATCCGTTCTTACTTCCAGTCCATTATGGGCGGAGCTCGTGCTGCCGGTATGGGAGTTGAAGACTTTGCGTCCTCGATCGGCGATATCGACAAGATGGGTCTTAAGTTCGGTACAAGCATCGAGAGCTTGGTAGGTAAGGACGGCGCTATGACCAGGCTGATGGCTGGCCTCGGGGCTAAGGGTTCTTCTGGCCTCCGCGGCATGGTCGGCGGGGCCTTCGCCCAGCTGAGCACCTTGTCTCTCGGCCAGACGCTCGCCATGCGCATGGCCGGCGGCCGGCAGTCATTCGGCGGAGCGGTAAAGGATATCACCACCGAGAAGAGCCCGATCTTGGGTAACGTCCGGGCATTCCGTGAGATGATCGCCATGCAGCACCCGGGCGCCCTCAAGGGAGATCCGGAGGCTCTTGGTAAGGTCATGCTGCGGATGGAGAACCAGTTCGGCACCAACTTCGCGATGAGGATGGGCCGCGACCAGAATACGTTCAAGCAGTTCCTCACCGGATCCAACGAGGGAACCAAGGAGTTCAGGGAGGCGATGGCCAAGGCGGAGCTCGACAAGAACCCGCTTCAGAAGGCGGCCGAGATCGCTTCCAGCCAGCTAGACACTTTGACGCAGATCCAGAAGACGATCGAGGAGTTCATGCAGGGCGTTCTTGGATCCGCCCTGTTCGGAGTCGGGAGCAACCCCGCAAGGGACGCTGCTCTCGGCAGGTCAAACAACCTCGTCAAGTCGCTGACCGCAGCGACGGCGGAATCAAAGTAGGAGATACACCATGGCCATTCTATTCCCCCTCAGGCTTGCTGGTCAGCGCTTCTTCGTGAACCCCACGAAGATCGAGATCGTCAAGCGCTCCCAGCTGTCTGAGGTCAAGACTATGGCCGGCACCACGTTCCAAGTTTGGCCCGACCTGCCGGACGAGGCTCGTTTTGAGGGAATCAGCTTCGGCATCAGGTCCCTCCAGGAACTCAAGAACATCGCTGGCGCCATCGAGCGTACGCCTGACGCCAAGGAAGTGGAGCTCGTCTACAAGTACCGGCGCTACACGGGGTACGTCCGCGATCTTCGTTTCTCCGCGGATGCCGACAACCCCCGCATCTTCAACTACTCTTTCGGGTTCGTCATCAAGAGCAGCCCGTTCCAGGCGCGCGACATGGCCCTGGGTCAGCTCGTCGGTCTCAAGGCGGAGTACGACTTCATCGAAGGACAGCTCCGCGGGGCGAGCCAGACCATTGCGAACATCCCGTCTGATCAGTTGGCGAACGTTCTGAACGCCGCCAATTCTATCAGCCGCATCGGTGTGAACATCGGCCGCGTCACGCCCCCGTCTATCTCCTCGTTTAGGCCATGAGCGACAAGCAGGCAACGCTGCCGACGAAGCACCAGCGGCAGTACGTCGACTTCCGGGTGGTCGTTTACCGCCTACGGATCCCCGGTACCATTAAGATCGGGAACGCCCCTGTTTCCATCAACGACGTTCTGTCTTCCGACTTTTCGTCGCACTTCTACCAGGAGATCTCCGGCGAACTCAGCAAGTCCGCCGGCGTCGGTGGCACCCCCACCTTCGTTCCGTTCCTCGACGACGTCTACAAGGCCATCACAACCGCCCTCATGGACGGATCTGTGGCGAAGACGCCTTCTGTCCTTTCTCGTCCCGGATCAGACGGAATCCCGGTCTTCCATGAGATCGACATCACACCTTTGGTCCATAACGTCGATACTGACCTCGACCTCGATAACTCCAACCGCTGCTCCATCGTCTTGATGGATCCTCGTGAGGTTGACTTCCGTCAGCTCGAGCTGGACCGCTACAAGAAGGTGGCGCCTGTCGCTAACTTCATTAAGCTATCCGATCTCAAGGGCTTCACGTTCTCGGAGTTCGATCTTGTCCGGGTATTCGTCTCCAGCGCCTACGACGCCACTGCCACGGCTAGGATCGCAGCCCTCGAGAAGAAGCTCGTTGGCCTCGGGTACCCTTCTGGATCAGGCAAAACTTTCTTCATGAAGCCGGCTTTCACGGGATTGGTTGTCGACATCGAGGAGCATAACACCGTCGGATCCACCGCCACGATGTCGGTCAACTGCCTTGGAATCCGCCGGGCATTCATGCAGTCCGTAACTACGGCCAGCGATGCGTTGGCTTCCGCAGTTACGATGGCAACTCCTGAGCTTGGAATCCTTGACGACAAGTTTACGTCCTTCCTTAACTCCTTCACGAACATGAAAGCCAATGAGATCGTCAAGAAAATCTTCGACGACTACATGGTCGCCAATTTTATGCCCGTAACGGCCGGACAGGACCCCGCCATCGGGACACCAAGCATCGCCGGCGTTGTCGCTCGAATGAACGAGGAGAAGGTTGTCAACAATGTGACGATCAGGAGTAACCTCATTCCGATGCTCCCGACGGTGATTCTCCTGCACCTCCTGAAGCTAAAGTACCGGGAGGCAATCATGCTGTTCGATGACCGTCTGGCTGCCCCTGTTGAGGCCGTCAGCGGATCCCTCAACGCCGGCGCCACGGCCGTCCCGTTCAAGGGCTCAGCTCCGGTCGGAGATCTGGCGGACATCCTGGAACCGTACCTTTTCAGGATTCGGGAGACCTACGCCAATTTCGACACCTCGTACGTCTCGCCTGAGGAGGTCTTCCAGACCATCCGCGAGACAACATATATGGAGATCTTCGAGGACCGCACTGGGGCCTTCCACTTCAGGTTCCCCCAGTACAACCGAACCCAGGCCTCTCACGAGATCGGTTTGGACGAGACCCTCTCCTCTGCCTTGCGGCGCGATGACTCGGCGGTGTACAGCTGCAACGTGGCACAGCGCATGATGCCGGTCCATGGATCCACCGGCGACATCGACGGTCGCGTGTTTGTCGACAAGCTCTCTATCCTGCGCTATGGATTCAGGCGGCCGCAGACGATTGAGAACCCGAACGCCGTCAATGAGGCTTTCGCAGTGGCATTGGCTAAGTTCGTTCGGGACTACAAGGCCGGACGTGAATCTCGGACGGCCGCCATCACCAAGCTGGGAGACCCGAACATCGACGTCGGACAGCTGGTAATCTTTCATCACGGCCGGCCAAAGAAGGCGAACCTCGCCGGCGACATCGAGTCGAGAATCATCAGAACCTACGCCGGATACGTCGTGGGGATCTCTGAGTCTCTCTCCGTCTCGGGCCAGTACGTCCAGACACTGCGCCTTGGCTTCGTTCGCGACGCCACGGTCATGGACATGGCTGGGTTCGTTGGTCCGATGCGGCCTGTCGCCCAGCACGGATCTCCGTGGGATGCCGCCCAGTTTAGGACCACGCGCTCGAGGGATAACTGGAAGACGAAGGCTCCTCTTGATTCTGAACCGACTTCTGGGACTGTTGAGGACTACATGAGCCTCTTGGACGTCGACAGCAGTTCGTACGTCGCGTCTTCATTCAGGTACATCCCCTCAGCACTCGACCTGGCCAAGGAGTCGGCGAGACCTCTTAACATTGCCGGCGCCGCTGCGTTCAAGGATTCCCTGAAGAGGACTGACGCAAACTCCACCGGTGCTTCTGGTGACGACTACGACGCCGCCATCGCCTCGGTAATCGCGCAGATAAAGGCACGCGTTGATGTCCTCGGGGACTGGCAGGAGAAGGCCCGCCTTCTGGACGTTATGTCTGGTCTTCTTCTGAATGCTGAGACCACCTACGGTGTCGGGAGAAGTTTCAACAAACGTGACTACCTTAACGCCGGATCGGTCTTTGCTCCGGCGATCGCCAAGGAGAATGGCCGCGGCACCGTAGGCGTCACCGTGGCCGTTAAGGTGGAGGAGAAACAGAACGCCACTAGCGTCGTCATCGACGGCAAGATGGTCGACTTCCGTCCGTCGTTCGGAGGCGGCCGCTCTATCCCTCACGTCACCTTCGCGCAAATCCTAGACCAGACCGCCGAGAATAACAAGTTCAGAAACCCAAGTTTCAAGAAGCTCTGGACCACGATCTTCGAGGACCAGAACGGAGGCGTGAATAAGACCAACGCCACCATTCTTCATTCCCCGTACATCGCGACCTCTCGTAACCTATTGAAAGCGATGACCGATACCGTACAGGGAGCATCTGCTGCGCTTAGGGCTATGGTGCAGTTGGACACCGACATCGACCTTCTCGTAACTCAGGCCAGAGAGCTCGAGAAGCAGAAGGCGTCTGCGAAGACCAAGGCTTCTGCGAAGGCGGCTAAAATCAAAGCTGCCGTCACGGAGGCATCCACAAACCCGGCCCTGGCCGGCCTGGCGAAGACCGGAGACATCGGTACCGGAGACACGGTCGTGTCGTCTGGAACAACGGCCGCCGGATTCCCGTTCTCTGGCGTGCAGTTCCCATAGGAGAATACGAATGCTCGAACATGGACTAGAAGGTAAATTCGAACTGGCGATCGTCAAGAGCGTCGATCCTGAGAAGTTCCGCGGCGTGATCCAGTCCTTGGACACTGGCAGCACGCAGAACTGCATAATGAACCCTTCTCCGTTCGGAGGGATTATGCCAACGGAGGGTTCTCTGGTCGCTGTCTACAGGAAGCAGGGATGGTGGGCTCGTTACCTGTTCCCTGTTTCGGAGCTCGTCGATCAGTCTGAGCGCAGTCTCGAGAAGCGTCTCGAGGAAGAGCAGGAAGAGCCGCTCGGCGCCGTTGAGTACCTCGACGCCGGCGAGTCCTTCTACGGTCGTCATGGGCGACTGCGGTTTGACAACCAGGGCTCGGTGTTCCTGTCGAGCAAGATGAAGGACGTCAGCCTTAAGCTTAGCCACCAGATCAAGCGGGCTGAACTTACGGCCAACGATTTCATGCTTTCGACGCACGGCGCCGGCATCAGGGTCATCACTCAGGGTTCTGTCCCGACGACGTTCGGAGACACGATTCGTATCGAGAAGAACGTCGCGACGGTCTCGATCCCGAAGGAGATCTCGAATATCGACGCTCCGGTCCCGACGATCGCGTATTTCGAGATCGACAAGGTCGGAGGTATGACGCTTTCCGCCACGCTCGGCGCTGCGAAGCTGAGCCTTTCCGGTGCGGATATAACAGGCGCCAACTCAATCGGAGAGGCGGTTCTGTCGAACGAGATATCCAAACTTTCACTCAGCCCGATCGGTGATGTTGAAATCACTGGCCCTATCTGCGAATTCTCGATGTCGGCCGCGGCTGAAGTCATCCTGAGTAACAATGTGGGGTCTCTGACGATCTCTCCGTCTGGCGTTACGCAGTTGGCCAGCGGCGCGGACATGACTCTTCTGGCCGGCACGTCTCTTTTGGCAACGGCGAGCACGACCATGGATTTCATCGCTTCTACCAAGGCAACCATCACGTCTCCGATCATAGACCTGGTCGGTACGGCGCCGCTCAGCCTGTCTGGTTCTCCTACGTTTACCGGCATTGCGGCGGCCGTTCCTCTCATCGGAGTCACGACGACCTGGAAGATCCCGGTCTCCATCAACGGCGTTCCTGTCGGATTCATCGCGGTGATCCCGTGAGGCATTGGCAAGTTTGCAGTATTGGAGGGGCTTAGATGGCTGATCCAGTCAAGGAAGAGTGCCATAAGAGAAGCATCGCGAACGTGGCCGCCTCCCTGGCGAAGAAGGCCGGTACCCTCATCGCCAAATTTCTCTGCCAGCAGCTACAGCTTCTGGCGGGGACGGTCAAGTCTGTTCTCCAGGCGCAGCTTGCGATCGTTACGCCGATCGTGGAGCTTGAGGCCGTCTTCGTTGAGAATTTCGTCGTCTTCCCGCTTAACGCTGCCGTCAAGGCGACAAGCACCGTAAGCAAGGGGATGTCGAAGCCCCTGACGGAGGTCGGAATCGACAAGGGCTGCAAGACCCACAAGAACGTCCACAAGCAGCTCGACAACGTAACGGCGCCGATCAGGGCTACAAATCGGAACCTCAAGTCGTCCCGTGACGCGGCTCAGAAAGTTGTCGACGAATCTCGAGAGCTCGTCGTCAACATCCAGAAGGCCATCGACGCGATGGACGATTTCTTCACAATCCAATGCCCCTAGACATCGGCGTTCTTAAGCGGGTCGATAGGCCGCGGTTGCCCCTGGAAGTCGTCAAGTCCGTGGGCTCCACGACCTATACCTGGGAAGCATTCGAAGGCGACATCCAGATCGACGGCCTCAACCAGTTCATTGAGGTCGAAGGCACGACGAAGCTGGCTGAGGGCATCTTTAAGATCATCCTGACTCCGAAGGGATCGAACCCCGAGGATCCGGACTACGGGACTGACGTCAACACCTTCATCGGCGGAAAGCTCGACAGCGAGAAGTTCTCGGCCATCCAGACCAGCATCGTTGACGCTCTGACTCACTACAACGTGATCAACCAGGACAACCCGAACTCTGACGAGGTCATCGAGACGATCGACGAGGTCCGACTTGTTTCGAGCTTGGACGATCCGCGGCAGATCAACATCCAGGTGTCCGTGACAACCGAATCAGGGAAGGCTGTGAAGATCGAGGTCCCTCAGATCCAATAACATGGCAAAGACAGCAGACCAGGTAGTCAGCGAGCTTATCACCCTCATCGGCCAGAACTTCGCCCGTCTGGTTGACACTAGGGTCGGCACCGTCTTGCGCGATGCCATCCTGTACCCGATCTCGTCTCAGATCTCCGACCTCTTCAGCGGCCTCGACACCGTGGCGGCAAATCAGACCATTCAGGTCCCCGACAACCTGGACGACCCGACCATGGACGGCCTAGCTGCCAACTACGGTATCTCCAGGTTCTCCGGATCTCCTGCGTTCGGCGTCGCGCGTCTTTTTAAGGTCGTCCTGCCCACGACCACCATCACGATCCCTTCCGGGACGCGGGTGGCCACTCTCTCCACGAACTCGTCTGACGCGCGGGTGTTCAAGACTTTGGCCAGCGTGCAGCTTACACCGCTTTCGCCGGCAGACCCTGTGACCGGCGCCGACGCCTACGTCGACGTCGGCGTCCAGGCGATCGTCAACGGCACTACCGGTAACGTTGACGCCGGCACCATCACCGTGGTTCTGGATCCAGTCCTCGGCTTGGACGGCGTGATCAACCCGTCCGCTACGTCTGGCGGCAAGGAGTCTCAGACCAACCCTGAAATCGCGGAGCTCATCAAGGCTCGAGCCCAGGGGCGCATCGGAACTCGTAGCGGCTACCGCGACCTCATCCTCGCCAACTTTGCCGTGGACGACGTTGAGGTTATCGGTCACGATGACCCCGACTCTGTCCGCAACCAGTTTGGCGGAGAGGTCGACGTCATCGTCATCAACAACAGTTCTGTCGATGCGGTCGAGACGTTCGCCTATGCCGGCCCATCTACCACTCTGCTCATCCCTACTTTTAAGCCCCTGATCGCCGTCTCGTCCGTCACTGGCGTCGATGCGTTTGCGACCCCGATCACCCTGAGCGGCCCTGTCGGTGGTGTTGGGATCGGCACGGACTACGACGTCGTTTTGGATACCACTGGCCCCAACGCCGGTAGCTTCATAGAGAACAGCAAGATCGTGCTACATCCTACGGTCAACGTGCCCGGCAACTCGACTACGCTGACGGTGACGTACCAGAACAACCAGCAGATCCGCGTCATCCAGGCTTTCTTGGAGCTCGACGACAACCTCGTTCTTGGCGCTGACCCGCAGGCGAAGTCCGGAATTAAGGTTGGAATCAACGTGACCGCAGACATCCGCGTCATTCCTGGTTTCAACATCGCGAACGTTGTCTCCGATGTTCAGACGGCAGTCGATGACCTTATCCACTCTCTACTTCTCGGTGACAAGGTGGACGCTTCTGATGTGATCGCAGCCATTCAGAACCGTGAGGGTGTCGATTCCGTCAGTAACCCGACGTTCCTGATGGCCCTGGCCTCGGCGCCGGCGACGCCACTGCAGGAGATCGTGGCTAAAAAGCAGGAATATCTGCGGCCAGACACGATCACGATTAACACGGTGTGAGGTAAATGATGGCTATCTCATGGTTCCCGCTTCAGGCCGGCCAGAAGATCACGGCCGATATGCTCAACGAGATGATCGCGTCGATCCAGGACGGGTCTATCTTCACTTCTGCCGCCTTCGTTAGTGATCTCGTCACCACCCTGGACTCAAGGGTTGACACCCTCGAGGCGAAGATGAGCGTCGTTGAGGTGGAGTCTAGGCGCAGCTTTATCCGCGAGCAGTTCATTCTGACTTCCGCCCAGTCGTCAGTTCCTTTGAGCAAGTCCCCGGAGCTCGATAGTGAGCACATCTTCCTCAACGGGATGGCCCTAGCCAAGGATGACATCCCTGACGGAGTAGGCGGGGACTACTTCCTTACCGGGAGCACTCTCAACTTCGTCAACGACCTGGCCCTGCAGATCGAGGCCGGCGACAGGCTGGTCGTCCAGTACGCATACGAGGTGGTATAAATGGCTGTTGGAGTCGACTACAAGACCCTGATAAACGCCCGATCCGTCGGGTCAGAGATCGTCGTCAACGATTTCTTTGACATCCCCGGTCCCCCGGCCGCTGGGACGGTCACCTACCGCACGATCGAGGTGCCTCTCAACGTCGTTACTCCTCCCTCGCTCGTAGACCAGTTCGTTGTGCGTGAGGTCCACCCGACCACGCACGTCCCGCTCGGGCCAGTCTATGCGAAGGTCGTTGCTCCCACGACGCCGCTGCCCGGCGAGTACCAGGTCGACAACGCAGACACGTTCACGTTCGGACGCATCAAGTTCAGCCAGTTCGACGGCGGCAAGACCGTTGAGATCATCTATACTGGCCGCGGATCTCTGGTATTTGCCGAGGACGTCAACGACCCGCGCGACGAGCTCGCCGACTCGAGGGACACGGAGACCGACCTTGGCGTACGCCTTGGGAAGATCGAGGACGGCTCCAGGATTATTTCTGGTGCCATCCGCCCGAACCACATCAGTGCCATCGCCACGGACGACTTCTCGTTCCCGCGCGACGTAACGGTCAGCGGAGACCTCCACATCGTCGGCGTCATTAACAAAACCATCACCGAGATATTGACGACCTCCGACGAGATCATCACCCTCAACTCAGACCTCCTCGGCGCGCCGTCAGCTGACTGCGGACTGCGCATTGAGCGCGGATCTGAGGTCGATGTCGACGTTCTCTGGAAGGAAGCTGACGACCGCTGGCAGGTCTCCGGTGGTGGCCTCTACATCCCTGATGGAGCTCTCGAGCTGAACGGTAACGAGATCAAGCGCTCGGCGCTGGAATACGTTGCCTCCGGTGCCGCAGAAACGACACTTGTAGGCAGCGCCTTCGACGGGCAGCTGATCTACCGCACCGACATCAAGACGCCGCGGTTCTTTGATTCCGGATCAGGCGTCTTCAAGTCCTTCGGCGTTGAGGTAAAGCGCACGGACTTCGTGTCTGGAACACCGTCTGGAACGTACTCCGGAAGCCAGACCGTGTTCGACCTGCCGTTCACCTACAACGTGGGCTCCAAGCAGATGATGGTGTTTGCGGCCGGACTCCTCCAGAAGGAGGGCGTGGGTAACGACTACGTGGAGTCCGATGGCGACACCATTACGTTCAGCAACCCGCAAGACATTGGAAGAAACATCGCGTTCGTCAACATGAGCGTGGCGGTGTAGCCGAATGCCGATCACGCGGCTGAGGGCCAACCTCCAGCTGAAGGCGGACTCGGTGTCCGCTGACCGGATCAGGGACGCGACCATCACGGCCGCGGACATCGCTCCCAACACGCTAGACGGGGCGATGTTCGTTAATGGATCAATCCCGCACACGAAGCTCGACATCTCCGCGATGTCTGGGACTGGCCTGATATACAACAGCGGGTCTGTCAAGCTCGACGTCAATGTCGACAACTCAAGCATCGAGATATTCGGCGGTCAGCTGAAGACCAAGTCGTCTGTCGTTACCCACAAGGGTAACACGTTCAACGGAGCGAGTCAGCTCGTCGAGCTCCTTGCGGACGGTCGCCTCCCGGCGTTGGATGGAAGTCTTCTGTTCAACGTTAGCGGTGGAGGTGGCGGATCTGCCGGCTGGGCGGATGACGGATCTGCGGTCAGGCTGCTCGACGACGCAGATAGCGTCGGAATCGGAACTGCGCTCCCCGGATCCAAGCTCGACGTCGCCGGCGCGCTGACACTACGCGGGATGTCCGCACCTTCCGTGGCACCGTCTGGCCAGGCTAGGGTGTACTTCGATTCCGGCTCTGCGACCATCAAAATATCAGAAAACGGCAGCCCGTACGCCGGTCTGGTTGTGGGTAGCAATTTTGTAGACCTAGAGACTCCATCTGGGTTTATCGACGGAGTTAACACAGTTTTTGCGCTGTCGGCGACACCCGTTTCCGGGTCGTTGCACTTGTACCTAAACGGCGTCCTGCTCTTCCACGGAGCCAGTGACGACTATACGATCTCCGGCGCGACGATCACTACGATCGGCGCCCCGCCCGCCGGTTCCCGGCTGGCTGCGAGCTACCGAAAGGCTTAATAAATTCAGGCCCACGGGCCGGAGGTAAACGCTCAACATGGCTAAAACACTTGTCGATCTGGACGTCCAGGCGAAGCTACAGTCCGCGACGAACCAGATCATCGCTGACCAGGCGATCAACAACGCCAAGGTTTCCTCATCTGCCGCCATTTCCTTCAGCAAGCTGGCTGCTCTGGCCTCTGGTCAGATCCTTGTGGGCGACGGATCCAGCGTCGTCACCGCCCGCACCGTCACCGGCGACATCGCCCTGAGTTCCATCGGCGACGCCCAGATCACCGCTGGCGCGATCGTCAACGCCGACATCAACGCCGCCGCGGCGATCGCCCACAGCAAGCTGGCCAGCGTCTCATCGGCCCAGCTCCTGATCGGAGACGGGTCCGGTGTCCTGACCGGACGCTCGATCAGCGGCGACGTCACGCTGAGCAACCTTGGGGATATCCAGATCACCGCCGGCGCCATCGTCGACGCAGACATCAGCGGTTCTGCGGCCATCTCGCTCTCCAAGCTGGCCGAGGCCGTTATCCAGGCCGACGGTGGGCAGGCTTTTACGGCCAACCAGTCGATGGGCGGCTTCAAGCTAACCAGTGTTGGCACCCCGACCTCCGGCACCGACGTGGCCAACAAGGACTACGTCGACGGTATCGCCAACGGCCTCGACTGGAAGGGATCGGTTCGCGCGGCCACCACGGCGAACATCACGCTGTCTGGCGCACAGACTGTCGACGGCGTCTCGCTCGTCGCCGGCAACCGCGTCCTCGTCAAGGACCAGACCGCCGGCGATGAGAACGGTATCTACGCCGTTGCGGCCGGCGCTTGGACGCGTACTGCGGACGCCGACAACAGCCCTGCCGGTGAGGTCACATCCGGAATGGCGACCTTCGTTGAGGAGGGTACGGCCAACGGTAGCTCGAGCTGGGCTCTCACTACGCCTGACCCGATCACGCTGGACACGACGGCCCTCGTCTTCACGCAGATCAACGGCCTCGGCCAGATCAACTCCGGCACTGGTCTCACGAAGACCGGGAATACGCTTAACGTCGGCGCTGGCAACGGTATCCTGGCGAACGCCGACGACGTTGCGGTTCTTGCGGACGCCACGGGCGGGGCCAACCTGGCTCGTGCTATCAATGTCAGTTCCAACGGCGTTGCGGTAAAGATCGACGGCGCGACTGTTAAGGAGAACGGCAGCCTCCAGATCTACGTCGATCAGACGGCTCTCACCGCGGTCAACGCTGCGCAGCTCGACGGTTTGGACAGCCTGGACTTCCTGCGCTCCACTGCCTCGAGCAACCTGACGAACGGCAACACGCTTACCGTCAACAGCGGCGGTTTTATCAACTTCTCCGTCGAGACTGGCCTCAAGATCGGCGGAACGTCGCTGACGACCACTATCGCGGAACTGAACGCTATTGGATCGATCGCCGTGCGCGAGACGCCCTCTGGACTTGTGGACGGATCCAACGCCGCCTACACGCTGGCGAACACACCGATCGCTGGGACTGAGGAGGTCTTCCTCAACGGCGTGCTGCAGGAGCCTGGCGCCGGAAACGACTACACGATCTCTGGCGCTTCGATCACGTTCTTGTCGGCGCCGGCCGTTGGATCTCGCATCAAGGTCTCGTACCGCTTCTAATAGGGAGTCTGAATGGCCGACAGGATCATCGACTGCGTAGAGCTCCGTGATCAGAACGACGCGCTCATCAAGTACCTGGTTCGGTACGAGATCGAGAGCGGTGGTGACTCTACACACATTGAGGTCGAGGTCTTGTCGGCCGATCTTTCTAACCCGGCGGACATGAACGAGGTCAAGAGTGCGGCCAACGCCAAGGCTTCCTCGAGGAAGACGACGTGGGTTGCGGCTCTTTTGTCCGCAAGAGTAAACGTTCAAAATGGGTCCATTAACGGGGACGTGACCCTCTAGTCGTAGCATCACCGCAGTTCCCGGAGGAACTTCAAAACAGATGGCCAGAACCGAGATCGGCGGCGATCAGATCAAGGACGGGACGATCTTCAACGCGGACATTAACTCTGCGGCCGCTATCGCCGGCACGAAGATCAACCCGAACTTCGGAACACAGAACCTGATCGTCGACTCGAACCTACTCTACGTCGACGCCGCGGCCCTTAAGGTGGGCATCGGCGTTGCCCCCACTCTGGCCAAGCTGGAGGTAAACGGGGATCTCCGCCTCGACGGACGCGTCACAGCTGGCCTGAAGATGGACATGTTCGGGTCTGCGGACTTCCTCATCCGCGAGACGTCCACCGCCGACGTAATGGGCTTTGGCACCGTGGCCAGCCCGAACATCCTGTCTGTCAACATCTCCAACGGTCGGATCGGCGTCGGCACGGTGGCCGGCGCTAACGCACTCTCCGTCGTCGGATCCGCCGACCTCACTGGCAGCCTCGGCGTCGGCGTGTCAACGCCAGGAGGAAAGCTCGACGTCGCCGGAAACATCGTGCTATCGGCTACGGCCTCTTTCGCCGCCAACCCCGGATTCCCCGTAATCTACAGCGACTCTGGCTCTGGCCTTCGCCTCCAGGCGTTCGCCGGCGGCTCGTCTCAGTTCAATCTTGTCAATGCCTCTGGATCCGAGTTCGGCATCGACTGGCTGTTGTCTGGGAGTCTCCAGCTTGTTCCGCAGGCGGGAAATGTTGGTATCGGTATGGGGGCTACTGCCCCTGCCGACAAGCTTACCGTCAACGGAGACATCCGCATAATCGGATCAGCCGATGGCGGCAATGTTCCAGACAGCGCTCTCCTGTTTGGCGCAGGAAGCAAGGCGGCCAATTTCCTGTCTGCTTCTGGCGCGACGGTAGAAGTAAACGGGTCTATCGGTGGATGGAACACCACGTACAATGTGCAGAACTCTAAGGTCGAGTTCTACCAGGACGCCGCCAATACCGGAGAGCTAAGGCTGTACACGAATGCCGGCTCCGGAATCACGGAAAGGCTGCGCATCACAAACTCTGGCCAGGTCAACATGTTCGAGGTCCTGAACCTGTCTGGGGTAAACAAGATCCACCTCCTCTCTGGTCACAACTTTCTGCAGGGCGACGCCACGCGTACCTACCTGTATGGCGGGACTGATGGCGGACAGATTCGTAAGTCAGACAACAGCATTGCCTTGATGTCATGGACAGACCTCGGAGCCGTCGACATCATTGGTGGACTGGCGTTCTCCGGAACGGCTGGCACGGACCAGCGGATCACGATGGGCTCGGTGAACACGATCGAGCGCCTCGGAACTGGCCGTTTGAATATCGCCACCAACGCCGCAGACATTACGCTCAACCCGGCTGCGGGCGTCGCCGTCGGTGCGGGATCGGCGCATGCGTCCGCTCTGTTCCAGATCGATTCTACCACCAAGGGCTTCCTTGCCCCGCGGATGACGGAGGCCCAGCGCGACTCGATCGGGACTCCTGCGACCGGACTGCTGATCTTCCAGACCGACAACACCCCGGGCTATCGCTACTACGACGGGGATAGTTGGGAGACCATCGGCGGCGGCTCGGCTGGTCACGTCATCCAGGACGAGGGGACCCCGCTCACCGCGCGCCCGAACATGAATTTCGTAGGCGCCGGCGTCTCCGTCACGGACGACGCTGGAAACAGCGCTACCAAGGTCGAGATCGGCGGCGGCGTAGAGACCAGGCAGTCATTCGTCGCGACCGGCGGCCAGACGGTGTTTACTCTCTCTACCCCATACACCCTGGGCGGACTGAACCTGCAGGTGTACCGAAACGGCGCGCTGCAGAAGCCAGGATCCGGGAACGACTACGTCGAGACCAACACCACGACGATCACGTTCGAGAACGCGCAGACAGCCGGCGATCTGATCGAGTGCGTGTACCGATCCCTGACCACGTCCATCTTGACCACATCGCCCGGGACGGAGTACCGCCAGGCGTTCACGGCCACTGGCGGAGCTCAGACCTTCACCCTGTCCAATCCGTACGTCAACAGCGGGACGAACCTCAAGGTGTACGTCAACGGCGGCCTGCAGAAGCCGGTCACGAACTACTCCGAGGACAACACGACGCAGTTCACGTTCTCGACCGGCCTCACCGCCGGCGACAACGTAGAGGCGTTCTGGACGTCGGCCGCCACCGGAGTCGTCAGCTACACACCGGCGACAGAGATTCGTCAGAACTTTGTGGCTACTGGCTCTGAGGCTGGCCTGTTCGCCCTCACCGGCGGGGCCACCTTCACCCAGGGTGGCGCGAACCTCAAGGTGTATGTGGACGGCGTGCTCAACCGACTGGGCGGCGCCAACGATTACACCGAGCCCAGCAACAGCCAGGTGCAGTTCAACGCCGGCAACCACCCGACGGCTGGGCAGGTGGTAGACCTGGTGGCCATCACTCAGACGGGGGCTCTTGGCAACTTCCAGAACCGCCGCGACGAGTTCGTGGCCACTGCGTCGCAGACGGTCTTCAGCGCAAGCTTTACCTTCGTCATGGGTGGGGCGGACATGCTGGTCTACAACGACGGCGTGCTCATGAAGCTGGGCGAGGACTACTACGAGCTCAACAACACGCAGGTGGTGTTCTACACCGGGCGGACGCTGAACAGCAAGGTCACCCTGGTGGGCAAGATACAGGCCGCGGCGGGCGATGCCAACAGCGTCAACGGAATTTCGGCCAGCATCACGCCGACGGCGAACAAGCTCGTGCCTCTGGACGGAAGTGGCCTTCTGCCTGTATCCACAATCCCTGGTCCAGCG